TCGCTATAAGCCAGGACGCGTAACCGGCCTAATGCGCTCAAATGTCCAAGAATCGCTAGACGTCTGGCACCTTGCACAGGACTTCGATGCATTACCCCCACTAAACGCTAACTTTATGTATGAAAACCCCCCGATAGACAGGGTTATCGCAGTACCTACCGAACCCCAATTCATTATGGATGGTTGGTTCAATCTCAAATGTACCCGACCCATGCCTGTGTACTCGGTACCTGGGCTGATCGACCATTTCTGATGGGATTACTCGACATAGCCACAGCTCCATTTAGGGCTGTAGAAAATGTTTACGACACAGTATCGGGCGCTAAAGGCGCCCGAGCTGCTGCCGATAAGCAAATGCAGTTTCAGGAACGACTCTCAAATACGGCATATCAACGCGCAGCATCCGATCTCGAGGCTGCCGGACTCAATCGCATTTTAGCGATAGGATCACCTGCGAGTACGCCTGCCGGCGCCGCAGCACCCGTCCCAAATATGCTAGAAGATATAGCTTCGACAGCAAAAACAATTAGCGGCATCAAAACCGAATCCCAAAGCCGCAAACTTATGCAATCACAGGCATCCGCTCAGGATGCCACGGCAGCGACACAACCCAGTGTTATCGCTCGCAACAATGCAAGTGCAAGAGACCTTAGCGCACGCGCACGCATACAAGAGAAAATAGCCGACGGCGTAGACTTCTCCAAGCTGGGCTATGACCAGCTAAACCAATTACTAAACGACTTCACTGGCGACATAGATTCCGTATCCGCCATAAATTCCGGCGCCAAAGCTGTTACATCTTCGCTGTCTGGTGGCACAGGCCTCTGGGGTTCTTTAAAAGACCCCATTGTCGAGGCCTTGAAAAAAGCCATCCGATCCGCGCGCACTGTTACTCCATCTTCCTCCAAACCTAAAACCACACGAAAACAGCGTAGGAACCGAAAATGATCCACATCCGCTTACCCCTTTCTCGAGAAAGACTCATCACACAAGTCCCAGGAGAATCAATGGTCAACGCAGGTTTCGGAAACGAAACCGACGTAAACGCCATTGTCGCTAGATTCACTCGCACTGGACAATTACCCCCTCCAACGTCAACTCCGCAATACGCGGACGTGACCGAACTCCAAAGAGATTTCACAGAACTCGTAGAAGAATCCCGCGAACTCCAGGCAGCAATTGCCGAATATCAGAACACCCTGGACAAAGCCAAACGCGAAGAAACCCAAAACGCCCTCAACGAAAACGCACAACTACGCGAACAACTGTCCCAACTCCAAGATACTCCCCCCGATCCTTCACCTTAGGCAACTTCTGCGAAGATTCCGTAGGAATCTGCGGGATCGCGAAGCGATATAAGCGAAGCGAAACTTCTTAGGGTCCCTGTCTTACGGGACCCGTGCTCTTAGGCTAGGCTTCGGAGAAACCACGAAGTGGGCTTCGTAGAAAATAGCCGTTCTTCACGACAACCTACCTGGGTGACCAACACCGCGTTAGCGGGAGTTAGGTCACCCACCAAAAAAACCACTTCCCAAAGTTATCCACAACCAAACCCTTAAAAATCCCCCAAAGAATGGGGGATTCGCAGGGGGTTGACAGACCCCCCCAAAATTCATTACCTTACCAAGGCGGTTACCCCCTTGATCTATACCGCCTTACTGAAGATGCAAAACCAGATTCAGACCAAAAACCAAACTAGGAAATCGACATGAAGCGAATGCGCGCAGGAAAACCCGGCAAATCTTTTGCCAGAACTTCTCGACATCACAAGATGAATCGTCCACGTACGCCCCAACGCGGCGGGACCTTTCTTTAAAGAACACTGTCTACTTACCCGGACGCGGGAATTTTTTTATAAATGACATGTTTCAGACCACGTCCCGCTTGGCGGGACAAAGAACCCAATGCTAACGGCAAACATCAAATAACCTTCTCAAGAAGAACATCTCAACTAGAACACGATTACCTTATCCCATGCGGAAAATGCGGAGGCTGCACGGCCGACAAGAGAATGGAATGGGGGATCCGTATGTATCACGAATCCATTACCGCAAACACCTCAACGTTTTTAACGCTCACCTACTCCGACGACTATTTGCCCGCCGACGGCAAGATATCTGTAGATCACGCCCGGAACTTCTTACAGAGGACACGTGATAAATTAGGACCGATCCGCTACTACTTAACCGGAGAATATGGAGATAAAACCAAACGCCCTCACTATCATGCCCTCATATTTAATGAGGATTTCTGCGATGATCGCTATGAGTACAGCAATGGGCTGTACGGCAGCCACACCCTCGACCATTTATGGGGAAGAGGAATTGTCCAAGCAGCTCCAGTCTCACTTGGAACGGCTTTCTACACAGCCGGATATGCCAGCAAAAAACTTAACGATAGTGATACATTTAACATCATGTCTCGCCGCCCCCCTATCGGTTACGATTGGGCAATGCAAAACCTTGATACGGCGAATAGGACCGGGACAACTGTGATAGAAGGCCAGGAATTCCCCATTCCAAAGACCTATTTTAAATGGCATACTCCCTCAATGTTCAGACCACAACCTATTGACTTATCAGTCACCCAGGGCAACCGGGCCGAACATACTCGAGAGTTCACGTCAGAGGAACTCCGCAACAAAGAGGCTCACTACAATGCGAGCCAAAACCTTAGACAGGAAACTTTATAATGAGTCAAAAATACGTTATACAGCTAATATCATCCGAAAACGGCAAACGCTCGCCAGAGATGATGCTCACCCATGACGAATTCAGACATGCACTTCAAATTATGTGTGCAAACGAAACCACCAAAAAGGAAGATTACGTTTTAGTCGCGGCCGTACTAGATACCACAGACGAACAACTTACCTTTTTAACTACACCAATAATCACAGTCGGCCAACTGCTCGACAACCTTAAGGAAAAAATCCATGCCTGAAACGATCGTTCAGCAACCGGCTACGGTTACTACGCAAGAACACTTCACAAATCTCCCATCGGCCGATGTAGAGCGATCTACTTTCGACAGGTCACACGGTTACAAAACTACCTTCGACGCAGGAAAATTAGTGCCTATCTACGTCGACGAAGTACTACCGGGCGATACTTTCAATATGAACGCTACACTGTTCGCTCGGCTCGCCACACCTCTAAAACCGATCATGGATACGATATCGCTAGATGTACATTTTTTCTTCGTACCAACACGTCAAGTGTGGGACCAGTTCGAACTATTCATGGGAGAACGCAAAAACCCTGACGATGATCCAACAACAATCGGAGTCCCTCAGGCCTCACTCGACCTAGATCAAATATCCGGCACCCTTGCGGATTATATGGGACTTCCCGTATCCGAAACCGCGGCAACCGTACTCGTAAACGCTCTTCCATTCAGGTGTTATCACCAGATATATAACGATTGGTATAGGGATCAAAACTACGAACCTGAAATAGGCATTACAAAAGACGGTTCAACCGTCGATTGGACAACCGCACCATTACGCAACCGCCACAAGCGTAGAGACTATTTTGTATCGGCCCTCCCCTGGCCGCAGAAAGGTGATCCCGTGTTCCTTCCACTAGGAACCGACGCACCTATAACAGGACTAGGACTTACTACAGGAAACTTTCCAAGAGCTGGCGTCCCAGTCCAAGAAACCGGCGGTAACTCTGTTACCTACGATAATGCTTTTCAATCCGACTTATCCGGCGATGAAGGCAATGGCCTATTCGTCCGCGGTACTTCCGACGTCGGTGGATTCCCGGAAATATATGCAGACTTAAGGGAAGCATTATCCGCATCCGTAAACGACATAAGAACATCCTTCCAAATCCAAAGACTGCTAGAACGTGATGCAAGAGGTGGAACACGATACATTGAGATCGTGCTCTCACACTTCGCCGTACAATCAGATGACCAAAGACTTCAACGCCCTGAATACCTGGGCGGAAACTCCGGCAAAATCAACATATCACCCGTAGCATCTACTGCACCCAGTGACGAAGCACCCCAGGCTAACCTTGCTGCCACTGGCACAGGCGTCACAAAAGGCGGCTTTACTCAATCATTCACCGAGCACGGTTATGTAATCGGCATAGCGTCCGCGCGCGCCGACCTAACCTATCAGAACGGTATAGAAAGAATGTGGAGCCGCAACACAAGATACGACTTCTATTGGCCAACATTGGCCCACCTGGGGGAGCAGCAAATCAAAAATCGTGAGCTGTTCGCAGCCGGTGGAGCGGAAGACGACGAAACCTGGGGCTATCAGGAACGGTATGCAGAATATCGCTATAAGCCAGGACGCGTAACCGGCCTAATGCGCTCAAATGTCCAAGAATCGCTAGACGTCTGGCACCTTGCACAGGACTTCGATGCATTACCCCC